GATGAAGTTGAAGTTTCTGCGTTCGACGAACTGTCTAAGGTCCTATCGACCAGAGATGACGTTCACCATTTAGTAGACTTCAAGGTCAGGGTTGCGCTGCTTCGTAACTACAGAGAACAAGTAGCAGATCCATCGGTAACAAAAAGCTTAACTAGATTACTGGTCGATGACTTTGGTGTTGCAATTATTCGCTGTGATTTGAATTCTCTTAGACAAGATGAGAAGGAGTTTTCGGATTGGCTTCAATCCACCCCGATGCACGACACCTCTCCAGCTATTGAGGCACAGGTAGAACAGGAGCTACAGCCTCAAGAAGAAGAAGAGAACGAACAGCCGGAGCAACCACCGCCTAGTCCAGAGGATGCGGAAGAGCCGCCTCCTACGCCGGATACCGAGGTGCCTGAATGACTTCCCTGTTTACATATTTTGATGCTTGGGAACCTTTGCTTAAGGCCAGAAAAGCAAAAGGTTTGGACAAGTGGGACAGACTACGAGAGCTAAGTCACAAGCTTCAAGGAAAAGAAGTCAGTGCCATATCCTTTACCTGCGCGCATCCTTCTCACGCTGGGGAACCAGTAAGGCACTTACTGGGATCTGTAGAGGGCAACTTACACTTCTTGCTTGGGTATGGTAACCCCCGATTCCACATAGCTCCTTACCATTGGCAAATAATTGACCCAAATCTTACAGAGGAAGAGGCTGTCGAACTAAGCAAGCGAATTGCACACCCAGCTAATCCAAAACTGTGGGAAAAAGCAGGGATTGAAGCAGAAGACGAAGGAGACCAGGACGACGGCGAAGCGCATAAGCACCGACCTTCTACAAAGCGAGAAACCAAAAGGACAGGAATACCTGTGAGGTCCGCTGCTGGAACGTATGTTTGCTATCCAGAGGATGGGTTAGTATACGGTGTGCATAACGGACATTACTATCGCTGGGATTCTGTAAAAGATTCTTTCTTCGCTGCGCAACATCCAGATGTGGCTGAGGCCATGGAAAACGCTAGCGTGCGTAAAAGCTTAGGTAAGATACACTTTGGCGTAACACCAAGCCCTGCACTCAGGACTTACACGGCACAGTACAGTAACTCTTCTTACGACGAAAATGTTTGGAGTTTGGTAAAGAGCGTGATGCCTAAGCCTGGTAAAATCTTAAGACTAGAAGATAAGCGAGGCGAAACCATCTTTGGCGTCACAACTACTAATTCAGTAGAGTTTTATGACCGTGCCGCTAACCGCATCTCCGTCAGGCTTTTCGACAGGGAGCATGACCATTTTGACCTTACTCGTGACGGAAACATGTCACCAGCAGCTTTGCTTAGCTTTCTAACCAAGCACCTGAAGATCAGCACTCAACTACTCTCTGACGTTACTGGCCCAGGAGAATCTCTGATAAAAGCCGCGCAAATCTGTGTTGCAGGAGAGGCATCCGAAGGATGGGATGACGTACCAGCGGAAGCCACTAGCCTTGAAAAGTCTGTGGTGTATGACAACGGCACGATGAAAGTGGTGCACGTATGAACCACATCATTCACTGCCCTTGTGGTGAGGTAATCGTAAAATCATTGGGTTCGGACACCAAGATACGCGCTAAGATAGTAGTGTTCCGAGATTCTACAGCTTTTGCTGTTTGCAAGAGCTGTGCTTCTGAGGTACAAGTTCCTCTTCAGCTAAACGAAGACATGATGAAATCTCTAGCGTCTCAACCGGTGGAGAAGAACAAGCATGTTCCGCTGTATATCCGTACGCCTAAGAAAGAAATAAAAAGTTCTTGACAGCGCAAATAGCTAAAGCTAAGATTAACAGACAAACGATTCTCCACAAAGGGAGCAACCAGTAATTTTACTGGTTACTCCTTTTTTGTTTTAGGGTTGTATGGACAAAGGTTGGATTGACGAAGAAACGTTTTCTTGCTTTGTTCCCGCTCAGATGGTCGTCGTAAAAGGCGGCGAAAAGGGCGCGGACAAGACCGGTAAGCGTTGGATTCAAGGCATAGCCTCTACGGATAGTAGAGACCTACAAGGAGAGATCATAGACCAAGCTGGTATTGATTTCTCTTATTTTCTAAAGCACGGGTATTTCAACGACGATCATAAACCAGGTCCTGAGTTTAAGGTCGGACAGCCTACAGAGGCTAAGCTAACAAAAAACGGTCTTTGGGTTAAAGGATTTCTTTTCAAGAATCCTAATCCCAAGGAAGAGAGTCGCGCAGACTATTACTGGGACTTGATGAACCAACTGAGTGCATCGGGTTCTGACCGCAAAGTAGGCTTTTCTATTCAAGGAAAAGTTTTACGAAGAAACGGTAGCAAAATTGAGAAGTGCTGGATACAGGACGTCGCCATCACCACTCAACCAGTAAATACCACAACTTGGGCTGAAATAGCAAAATCTCTTTCAGCACAGAAGTGGGATTTAGTAAAAGAATCTGACGAAGATAAGAAGAAGGAAGAGGCTGAAAAAGCTCTGGCTGTAGGTATGGGGAACCCTGTGGTTCCACAGAGCTTGGAAGGCAGCAAAAAGGACGTCGTTACAGCGAAGAGCATGCTGTCCTATGATGAAGCATGCGTTCTAATCAAAAGTGAGACTGGCCTCGATACAGAGGCCGTTAAGGCCATCGTCAATATCGCGTTTGGTCTATTTGGACAGGAGTGAAGAACATGACGGAGAAGAAGATCGAAACTGGTGATCTCCAGAAGGCACTGCAGTCCCTACAGGACCTAGCCAAGGGTCACAATTCTCGTGGCACGGCTACTACTGAGGTTGTTGGCATGGTTGCAGAGTCTGGAGCAACGCAGGTGTTCCACACACCTAGCAACTCTAGCCCCGCATCGTGGGCAGGTACCTCGGCTTCTAGCGAGGACTGGAGCGACTCTATTGGCCCTGACGGCACGGACTACAAGGTAGCCGGTGCAAAGATGCGCAAGAGCGTGCTTAGCAAGATTGCTAAGGGCGAGGCTCTTACGCAGGGCGAAAAGAACTTCGTCGCAAAGGGTGGCCTTGATAAGTTCAAGGACATGGAAAAGGCCAAGGAGGCCAAGGGAGACATGGCAGAGAAGGCCATGGCACCTCGTTCCATGATGGCGAAGGCCAAGGACGAAGACGAGGATGAGGAAGAAGACGAGGTCTCGAAGGCTGAAGAGCACAGCGACGAGGCTGAGGACCGCAAGCTTATCCGTGAGATGATGAGCAAGGAAAAGAAGAAGGACGTGAGCAAGTCCTTCGCTGACCACGCAGCTGAAAACCCGGCTGTTAAGGGTGGCTTCGAGGTATCGGAGTTCCTGGCAGGTTTCGCACAGGTGATGCACAAGTCGCTTTCGTCGATGGAAGCACGTATCACTGACCGCGTACTAACCGGTCTAGCAAAGTCGGACATCGAACAGGGCGAAGTGCAGAAGTCGATGGCGGAAGCACTTGCACGTCTTGGAGAGGTACTAGCGGCACAGGCACAGCGCATTGACCAGGTGGAGTCGGGACCGGCTCGCGCTGCAAAGAGCACGCTGTCTAAGTCGGGTGTGGCTCCAGAGGCTGCGCAGGAGCTTAACAAGTCTCAGGTAACGGGAGCATTGGTGGACCTGGTTCAGAAGGGTCTAGCCACGGCAACGGATGTTCTCAAGTATGATGCGACGGGCGAGCTTTCGCCTGAGCTTCGTCAAAAGGTAGTCGGTCGTCGCTGAATCGACGTTTAAAGTAAGGAGTAGAAGACAATGACTGTAGGACTAAGAGCATTCCAGGCAGGTACTGTCGGCTCTGGATTCGGCGCTGGCAGCGAGGCTGACATCGCGGAACTGAGCAAGGCACTTGAAGCCGGTTATCAGATCGGCGCGGGCAGAACGGGTGGTAGCGCACTTCGCGTAGAGTCCCTTGAGGCGAGCCTCAAGGTTCTTACGTACACTTCTTCGCACGTGAAGCTGTGGAAGAAGATGCCAAAGAGCCCCGCGTACAGCACGGTTGAAGAGTACAACCAGCTGACTGATTACGGCGGAGAGGCTTCTCCGTTCGTTCAGGAAGGCGAACTTCCGCAGGCGACTGACGCCAGCTACGTACGTCGTACGCAGTTAGTCAAGTTCCTCGGCACGACCCGCGAGATCACGCACCAGGCAACGCTTGTGCATCCCGCACACGGAGACCTCATCGCCCTTGAGAACCAGAATGGTATTCTCTGGCTGCTCTCGCAGGTAGAACGTTCGCTGTTCAGTGGCGACTCGTCGCTCGC